ATATCCCGCAGACTTTCTAGAAAATGAATGGCATTCTCACCACCGACGATACCATTATCTATGATATCATCTTCAAGATGTTCCAGATGAGTATTCCTATCTTCTATTAAAAAATCTTGAAAATTAAAAGATTTCATTATCTTCTTCTAGTTTTAGCCTTAAACCGAGCAGTATCATAATCTATATTTTTTTGATATGTGTCTTGCTGTTTCTTTTTCATCAAGGTTAGTTTGCGTTTTACTTTAGATGAGTTCAATTGCTGTTTTACATCCATGTATGCTTTTACTTTATACATGAACGCACTTTTCTCATCAAGTAAAAAATGATTTGCTACAATATCTAATCCACCGGACTTTGTTTTCTTTGACAGATCAGCTAACTCGTTAGCAATGTTCTGTTGTAAAAAATCAATAGACATTGTACCGTAGCCACGAATTGCTACTGTAGGATTCTCTGGATCAAAATCGGGAGCATCCCAATAAATTTCACCAACACCATATCCTTTGGCTTCGCCTAATACTCGTTTAATTGCATCTCTTTCTGTTCTATACATTTTATGTTCCTAAATTCTTACAGTTTGATTCAATAGGGTATCATTGACAATCATTTCATATCCAAAAACAGCTCCTAAAGCTTGAATTCCATCTCTAGCAGCATCTTTAATTTTCTCAATCGCTTCTGTAAAGAAACTTGCAAGTTTAGCACCAAGTTCTTTAATTTTTGCTACAAAATTACCAGTCAACTCTTTAACTTTATCAAAAAATTTCCATTCAGAAAGATAACCTTCATCTAACTGTTCGTCAAGTTTATTATATTCTTCATACAGCATATTTTCAGCATGATCCATTTCTTCCATAAGTTTTCCCACACCAATACGAATAGTCTGAAAAACATTATAACCCTTATGTTTGTGTGTTGAAGATGATTTCCAACTAACATCTAAATTCATTGTTTTAGCATATTTTCCAACAATACTAGAAGAAGATGATGCTAAATCATAGATTTGAATTTTAAAGTCTGCAACATTATCAGCCGGTACCCAAGATAACATATAGTGTGCTGCTTGTTTTGAACTTTTACCGAATTTATAATTTCCAGTAGATGCTTCATATACAAATTCTAATTTATATTGATCCGAGGACTTGAAAAGATTATTCAAAGCATCACCTACAGCAGTTGAATTTCTTTTAAATGCTCCATCAACATAACGAGTAAATTTTTGATTAGTTGCAGATAATGTAGTTTGCAGTTCTTTAGGTTGTGGACCTTTGGCTAATACTTTAGGTAAATCTCGTCCTAAAGTAGGTCTACCAGTAGTACCTAATTCTCCCACACCGGACCAACCCCTTTTTACTTTCTTGACGGCTTTATATTTTCCTTTTCCACCAACAGCTCCGGGAGGCCAGCGTTTAGCAAAGTCATCTTCTAATTTTTTAATTTTAGCCTTATCTCTACTTACTTTCTTTTTAGCCTTTTTCAGTTCTTCAAATTCTATATCAAATTTTTCTAATTCTTTTTTAGAAGCCACAGCTAAATCATATAAAGTTTTATGTCTTCCAGCATCATCTTTTAATCTTTGTAAATTTCCAGCTGATGCATAATATCCTTCAGTCGTAACTTGACTTAATTTATCTATACTAGAAATAAGTATTTGAACAAGTTCCGAATTTTCAAAATTAGGATTAACTTCTCTAGCCGCCGCAACAGCTGTTGCTGTAGATTCACCTTTCTTACCGCTCATTAGTTGAGCACCGTCAGCATTCTTTACAGAGTATTGATGTCCACCTAATGTAATATCTGTTTTTGATGTTACATTACTACCACCATTCTCTTTCCAAAATGAAGTAAGGGAACCCTTTTCTTGAAAATCAAAGCCACCGCCCTTAGGAGCTCCAGCATTAATTATATTTTGACCAAATATTTGTAAATTCTTTAGGTCTGCTGTAGGATTACCAGTATTCCAATATTTTTTTGCCTTTTTAAAATTTCCATCATCGGCCATTGCATCTTTTAGGATTTTAGGTTTACCTTTAGATACTGATTCATACGCAACACCCAATACAGTTTCTAATGCTGTAGAAACTTCTGTAGATTCCTCATACAGCATATGTTGTTTAAAAGATTTCATATAGAACTCCAATAGTTTATAATATTTATATGTTCTTATACCTTGAAGTCTTTGAACCTATCAATAATTTCTTCTTCATCCTGGCCAGTATCAACCAAACCTTCTTGTGCTGATTGTTCAACATCATATAATTTCATTTTTGCTCTATCTACACCTATAACGAATCTCTTATTGATAGTTGGATCATTATATCTATTCTTCAACTGCTTAACCAACATCTGGTTTAGTTTCTCCAACTCCTCTGTAGATATCAATGCAAACATCAAGTCTGCTGTTGCTGGTAGGCCAAAGGACTCTGATGTATCTTCCAAACCAATGTCTGTAGACACAAACCCAGTTCTGGTTGTCTGTGTTGCAGACATAATCGGAATATTAAATTCTACTGCAAGGCCTCTCAACTCCTCTGCAATACTTTTGATATATGAATACGAATTTATATTGGCACCCATCTTGAATCTTGCAGATGCACAGATATTCAGATAATCTATAATGACAATATCGGGTCTAAAGTTTTTCTTTATGATAAGTTCATTCATCAATGCCCGGAAGTGCCCTGTATGTGCTGATGCAGTAGGATACTCTTTGACAATCAATTTACCTTTTGTCTTTTTATCTATTCGTTTGATTTTATCATCAAACATCTTTTTAGGTAGTGTAGCCAAATCATCCAAAGAAATATTCATTAGATTTGCATCAATACGTTCTGCAATCTTTTTGTCAGACATTTCTAATGTGATGTATAATACATTCTTACTCTGCATCAATGTAGCCGCTGCTACATGACACATGAATAATGATTTACCCACACCTGTACCTGCAAGACAAATATTCAATGTCTTGTTAGGCATACCGCCCTTGGTAATACGATTGAAAAAATCTAAATCGAATGGAATCTTTTCCTCGACTGTATGATAAAAATCATAACGGTCGGGAGACTGTTCGATATAATCATGTCCAATATGACTATCAAACGATACGCCTAACGCATCTGACAGAATGCCCGGAATTGCTTCTGCGGACTCATCAGTCTTACCATCAATAATTTGAATGCCTTTGAATATGGCATTGTAAATGGCTCTATCCTTACACCATTTTTCGGTTTCGTTTATTACCCACTCTAAATCAACATCTGACTTTTCTATATGGGTATCAATATATTCTTTGACCTGACCAAACTGCTGTTCGGTCAAACTGACTTTTTGAACATCTATCAGTAATGCTTCTACCGCAGGCGGGTCATTATACTTATCAACATATTTTTGGATAGTTTCAAATATAGTTCTCTCTGTAAAGTCAGTAAAATATTCGGATTCAATAAAGGGAATACACTTGCGGATATATTCCTCATTGTGAAGTAGGTTGTTCAGTATCGTCGTTTCTATTCTCATTATCTAACCTATAGTTTCCGGTGTTTACACTTTCATACATAAGAGTCATAAAGATATCACCGAGAAAATCTTTAAACTTCTTATCAAAAATATTCTTATCATTAGGATTATACAGTACTTCGTAATCAAAGTCAATAGGAATTGCGTCTACGGCATCGAGGTCTAAAGCCTCACCAAACTCATCTGTCAGTTTGACCTTTCCATCTATAAACTTAAAGACAAGTCCATCATACTCGCCTTCGTTTATCATCAAGGCACTCTCGCCCGTTTCTTTGTGTTCTACAAATTCAAACATAATGTAAATACGAATGGACAAAATACTTCGGGCCCGATACTGGTTTTCTACCAGCGTGTAACCAAGGCCACATCGGAGGAAATATTACCATCGTTCCTGCTTTTGGTTTTACTGATAACGGCATATATGTTCCTGGGGTATATATCTGAGGAAATTCTGTTTCACCGCCTTCTTCAACATCATTCAAATAGATAAGAAAATTTAAAAATCTCTTATGGCAACCCCCAACTTGATTAGAGTCAACATGCTCATCAAATCTATCGTAGTCATTAGGAAGATATCTTTTCATTCTTATGGCCTCATAACCATATTCCTTCGGCCACATTAAACCATCAATAATATTACACTCTTTTTTGTAAAGTTTAATAAAGTGTAGCATCGCCTTGATAATTTGTTCTCGTATACCTGCCCAACTATCGTGATTATACATATTGATTTGTTTGAAACAATATACTAAATCAGAATTTGTTTCGTGAATATCCTCGTATTCATGCTCGGAAGTATCAAACTTCTCAATAAGAAACTGACAAGCTTCTTCATCTAAAACATTACTGTATGTGCGAATATAATTATCCATAAGTAAATTTCTCCTTAGCAAAGGCATCAAGTTTTTCCATTACCTCTGGTGTGTAATATTTTCCTGGATCATTGTTTATAGTTTTACCAAATGTCTTTGTGCCATCAGGCAACTCGACTCGGGTTGATACAGACTTAAATATACCTGCCTCAATAGCAAGTTCCAATAAACCATAGTATCTGTCAAGACCTCTAGTGTAAGACAAACGAACATCTACCATTTGGTTTTCTTTTGTCAAACGTGACTTGTATGTCTTACAGTGAATAATGTTGCCGACAACCTCTGTGCCGTCTTTGTCTTTTTTCTTTGACAGATAGATGATACTCGATGCGGCATACTTGAGGCCACTGCCACCACCCATCTCTTTGGTTGGGAACATTGAACCAATAACATCATAGGTGTGATTGGTCATCAGCATTGGTACTTTTAGTTTGCCGAGTTTCAATGTCAGGACACGGAAGGTCGACTTGACTATCTGTGAACGGGTCATGTCTCTTGTCTCTTTACCTGCCTCGGTATCTTCCAACTCTTTGGTTGTTGATAGCATACCGAGACTGTCAAGACAAAGCATCAGTGGTTTGCCTTCACCTTCTTTCTCATACAGGTCTAGTACCTGAAGTGCCTGATAACGAAACTCTTGTACGGTCGTCACAGGTAGAATAGCCAAACGAGAGGAGTCAATACCTCTCTGTTCTATCATGTCTTTTGTAATAGCAGATTCTGATTCAAAGAATACTACATTCGCTTCTGGGTTTTCCAGAAAAGATTTACAAACACCTAATGCGAAAAAGGTTTTACCTGTCGCACTTTCACCAGCAATTGCCGTAATTTTATTATTGGGTAGACCACCGTATATCGTACCAGATACCAACCCATTAAAAATATAAGAACCAGTATCCACATACCCATCAACATCACTGGCGTCAATGCCATCCGCAGCGATAACCCCAAATTCGTTTCCGGCATTTTTAATCGCATTTTTCAGAAATCCTGTCATTTATTTCTTCCCTCTCATTTTCTGCATAACCGATGCAGTATTCAATAATATTATCTTTATAAGTATACAACATTTTTTTCACTTCGTCAATAGCCTCACTAGGAAGATATATAGTTTTTTTACCTTGTCTCGTCCATATAGTTAGCATCATAGTTTAGAAAGTACCTTGTTATAAACTGATTCTGCTATCGCCTTCATCATTAGACTTGGCACCATTCGACCACACCGTTCGGCCTTCTGATTGAATGTACCGGTCAACTTAAAGTCATCAGGCAAACTTGTAATACGCATCAGTTCCTTGATAGTAAACTTTCTATCTTCACACCAATGTACCGCACCCGCTGTAGTCATAGCAGAACCCATGGCCGTAATAGTAGGGGCAGGAACTAAAGCAGAAGTTTTCTTACAACTAAAATGTAAATTCTTTTTACCAACATTCTCGCCACTAATAACCTTATCCGGATTTTGTGGAAACATATAACCAGTCTTTTTATGAAAGGCTGTATTAGTCCACTTCTCAGTAAGCATATTTACTTCTTCTTGATCCAGTTCTAAATTTTCCATAGCCGCCGCAAGAGGAATAATCTCTTTACTCTCTGTAGGGAATACACTGTGAATATTCATAAAGGACATTCCAACCTTGGCCGTGATGTCTTTTCTCAAAGCAATGAAGATAGTCCTAGTCCTCGACTGTGCAACACCAAAATGTTTTGCATTGAGAACTTTAGAACAAACATCATAACCGATATTGTCAAACTCGTTTATAATACGATGATAGTATTCCTTCGCCTCTCCAATAGTAAGGCCTTTGACATTTTCACCAACAATAACTTTTGGTTGAATGTCTTTGGCAACTCGTAGAAACTCAAAAAACAAATCTTCAATATTTTCTACTTCTTGCTCGTCGGAGTAGTGTTTCTTTTTTCCAAAGCCAGCCTTATGACTTCCGCCGTGATGTGTAAAGCCCCGTCCCGCAATACTGAATGCAGAACACGGTGGAGAACCATCTAATAGGTCTAACTCGCCTACAGACACCCCAGCGACGTCCATAATGTCCGCTCCTGACAGTTTCTTTATATCTGTGGGGATAATAGGGGTACTAG